CTTGCAAAAGCCAGAGCCGCTAAAAAGAATAATAAATAGGAATACAGGAGGTACTATGGCCAAAGTAATTCAGTTCCCAAGAGGCAAAAACCCCGTACCAATTCAGTCTGAAGAAGATCGACAAGAAAACATCAGAGCATATCAATCAAGGTTCATTCTTGATAAGTCTATTGAGATGGCTTATGACATTCTTGATGATATTGAAAAGAATGGCATTGACCTTAGAACCAATCCAGAAATTGAAACAGATTTATTAATGCTATGTGAAGCTATCAAAGCTACTATGGCAAGAGCGTGCAATTTGACACATCCTTTACATGACCTATCATCACAAATTATTAACCAACAAGACGCACATACTTTCTCAATTGGTTATTATGAAAGAGAAATTGATAGTTGACCTAAGACCACTTTTGTAGTATAATTGTCGTTATGAAAAAGAAATGGATAAAAGTTACCATGGAAGGTGACATATCGTTTGAAGATATCAAGCAGGCTTTATTTAAGCATCATGATGGTTATACAGATTGGTTATCTGAAACGACATTAAAAGAGCTACAATATTACAAGCACTGTTCAACGTGTATGGGGTACTCAGCAGATTTTATTGCTGGGGCTATCGCTACACTAGCAAACAGAAACAACTTTAGGATATTCGACTGATATGATCTTAATTGACCTTAATCAAGTTATGATTAGTAACTTGATGGCACAAATTGGTAGTCACAAAAATGTGGAAGTTGAAGAAAATCTTCTTCGCCATATGGTTCTTAATGCGCTTCGCATCTATCGAAATAAGTTTGCACAAGAATATGGCGAACTTGTTATTTGTTGCGACGATAAAGACTATTGGCGTAAGAAGCAATTTCCATATTACAAAGCACATCGCAAGGCCGCAAGAGATAGTTCAGATCTCAATTGGCCACAAATCTTTAATTGCTTAAACAACATCAGAGACGAATTGAAAGAATCATTTGGTTACAGATTCGTTAAGGTTGATCATGCAGAGGCCGATGATATTATTGGCACGCTGTGTTATCATTTTGGTGTTGAATTATGGCCAGCGCAAGATGATGGTCGTGATCCATTTTTTGACAAGATCCTAATTCTATCTGGCGATAAAGACTTTATGCAATTGCAAAGGTTTTTGAATGTAGACCAATACGATCCTGTCAGAAAAAGAAAGCTGCGCTCTGAAGAGCCAGATAAATATCTTCAAGAGCACATTCTTAAAGGTGATCGAGGTGACGGTGTTCCTAACTTCATGTCACCTGGAGATGTGTTTATGGCTGGTGGTAGACAAAAGCCTCTACGATCATCAAAACTTAATGAGTTATTAAAAATCTCTTTTGATGATGTAGAGCAAAGTTTACAAGGTGCTGAGAAGGAAGGTTGGATTAGAAATAGATCTCTTGTCGACTTAGCATTCACCCCCGACGAAATTAGAAAAGAAGTTCTTGAGCAATTTAATAACGTTCCACAGAAGAAAAGTTTGTTTAACTATTTTGTGCAACATAAATTAAAGAACCTTATGGAACATATAAGTGAGTTTTAATATGAGAAAAGGACTAGCAGAAATAGTAAAAGAAGTAGCAGATGCTAAAAGTACAAAAGAAAAGGTAGCACTTCTACAGAAAAATGATTCAGGTGCCTTGAGAGGTATCTTTCAATTAGCATACGACGTCAACGTTAAGTGGGCTCTACCAGAAGGGAAACCTCCTTTCAAACCATTAGACAAATCGTTTGACGCTCAAGGTATGCTCCTAAAAGAAATGAGACGTATGTACTTGTTTGTTGAAGGTGGCAATCAAAACCTTAAGCCAATGAGACGTGAGCAGTTGTTCATTAACATGCTTGAAGAGATTGATCCCGATGACGCACAATTGATTCTTAATTGTAAAGAAAGAAAGATCCCAGGCGTAACAAAAGCTGTCGTACAACAAGCGTACCCTGATTTCTTGACCGACCCTGCAAACAATACAAAGAAACAGTAACATGCCCATATACGTTTTTAGGGACACGAATACTGATGAAGAATTCGAAGTCATGTTGAAGATTTCTGAAAGAGAAAAATTCATCAAGGACTTTCCTAACTTCATACCAGTATTAACTGCTCCTAATATTGTTAGTGGCGTGGGTGGTGTTAAGAATGATGCTGGTTGGAATGAGGTTCTCCAAAAAGTAGGCGAACAGAACCCAGACAGCAATCTTGCAAGATCAATCAATCCAAGATCTTCCAAACAAGTTAAAGTTCAGAACGTTGTTGACAAATGGAAAAAAAGAAATAATCTATGACCCAAAGACTCACAAAGAGAGAGCTTAGAATTCTAAAACAACAAGGTGTTCTGAACGAAGAGAATCATATAGGCAAAAATTTTCAGCTTCGCAGCATCAAGCCGAAAACAAACAACCAAGCAAAAGTTATTGATTACTACGATCAAGGCAAACACTTATTGCTTCATGGTGTAGCAGGAACAGGTAAAACATTCATGGGTCTATACTTAGCTCTTGGCGATGTATTAGAAGAACGTTATAAGCGTGTAGTAATCGTTAGAAGCGTTGTTCCTACTCGAGACATAGGATTCCTACCAGGCAAGCTAGAACAGAAGATAGAGATCTATGAAGCG